CTTGGGGTTACATTAGCCCCTTCGTCAAGTACGAGAAATATACGTTTTACGACAAGCCTGATCGAGTGCCGAGGCCTATACAGCCCAGGTCCATTGAATATCGTGCTCATCTCGCGTGCTATATGAAGCCGCTTGAGACGGACATGAAGACCTTGGTGTTACCGGGTCAGCTCTATCCATTTATGGCTAAAGGGCTTGACTCGGGTGGCCTCGCCGACTTGTTCATCAAGAAGTGGGAGTGTTTTGGAGCGCCTGTTGTTGTTTGCCTGGATCAGACTAAGTTTGACGGGCATATTACCAGGTATCTTAAGGCTCTAGAAAACATTGTATATCGGGGTATGAGCGATAACCCCGACTTCCACGCAATGCTTGATGTGCAAGAGCTTATGTACGCTACTGTCCTTGTAGGCCAAGGTCGTGATAAGAGTAAAGGTAGCATGCTGGGTGGTCGCTGTTCTGGCGATCCACAAACCGGCTGTGGAAATACCTTGCTCGCCTCTTTGCTATCTACTGTAGTCTTTGAGGGAATCCGTATTGAGGTCTATTCTAATGGTGATGATATTAACATAGTGTGCGAGTCCTCTGACTTGGAGGAGCTGCGTTCACGTATTATCCCAGGATTTGCTGTTTTTGGGTTAGAGTGTAGGGAAGAGAGTGAGCCCATTTATGAGCTCTCCGAAGTTTTCTGGTGCCAGTGTTACTTGACGCCTACAGTTGCAGGTTGGAAATGGATTCGTGAGCCAAGGCGTGTTTTGAACACCCTATTTGCGAACTCTGAGTACACCAATAAGAACTGGCGCAAGTATTTGAAGGGCATAGCACAATGTGAAAACGTTTGTAATCCCGACCAACCTATTGTTGGTCCTGTTTGTCATGCGATCATGCAGATGAATGTTAGGGCCCAGCGGATCAAGTATAGAGATGTAGGTGCATATCGACGTGCTGCCCTTGAGAAAGGCAGCAAAATCAAATACTCCCCAGCTGGGTGTGCGGATGTCACACCAGCCAGCCGCGACTTGTTCGAGCTGAGATATGGCGTCTCGGCTGTGGAGCAGGTGCGTCTGGAAAAGCG